TCAGTTCATGTTTGACCGCAGATTAAGTCCTGCCTGCATACCTCGATCCGTCAATGTCGCTGTTGAAGTGCGGATCGTAGTAATACCGATATCCTCGTTCAAGATTAAAAGCCCGGCGCGCTTCATGCCCTCGCATGCGGTGATATGCCCCAGCGCTGCAATCCACTCATTTAGGAGATCGGGGGAAACCGTCACATTTTGCTTTCTAGTTTCGCCTGCAACCATAAAGACTGATGCCTGCACAATGTCGTCCAGATAAGCATCGGCACCATTTTGCAAGAAAGCCTCGGCTAACTGCCCCAACTGCGCGATAACATCATCCGATAGCGTCTTCACCCACTGCCCCGCTCGGAAGGCAACAGTCTTATCCGGGCGTTGAATCAAAAATTTTGTCACGCTCTCACTGAACCGCATTTCCAAGCCGTGAGGATGAGTGATCCGGACTTCAATATCGTCGTTTTTCTTCATATACCTTTCCTGGTTGTTAGCGCAGCTACGTTAAATCTTCGTAATTTGGAGCACAAGAAGTATTTCAGTATTCGTCTTCTCATGTGACTTGGTATGAAGGAAATTCGGGATGAATGCAAGGCCGTTACGTGCATTGGTTTCCTTATTTTCAGCCAGGCCACCAATCACCACCAGCTCGCCGTCAGACAGAGACAACGATGTTTTCAACTCCCTCTTTATCAATGTCGGGGAGTCATTCACGCCCGTCTCAGTCGCCACGAAGTTTGACACCTGCTGCATCAGAGTCAGATCCACGCCGTCATCATGAAGCACCGGCTGAAGATCGAATATGACACCGCTCGACCGATATTCGACAGAACGCACCGGAGCGCCCGCGTTACCTGCAAATGTCACAGCACCAAGCACAGGCACGTCCTGACCAACCGTGAAACGTCCAGTACCGCCCGACGACACGCGCAGCGTAGGTGTTGACTTGACAGTAAAGCGACTGTCAGCGGACAGCGATGACAACACCGCATCAATGTTGTTATTGGCGAATCGCAGGAAATTACCGGTTGGCTTTGCTGCCCCCAAGTTCAAACCGAGCTTGTTCCCGAGCAGATTCAACGCCAGACCAAATGCGGAACCGTCACTACCGGTCGTTTGCACCTCATAGAGAACACCGCGCACAAGCACATCGCCAATTGACGTATCCACTTGGGCGAGCAACTTCTTCAGCATTTCAATCTCTGCCAGAGTCCCCGAAAAAACGAGCGTATCGCTTTTCCGATCGATCATCGCAGCCGCCGAACCGGGCGGAACCACACCCTGGGGAGCCTTGTCATTGACCGCTGCATGGACAACACGTCGTGCTGTGAACTGCCCTTTCAGCAAGGGCGACAACAAATCGACCAAATACGAACCATCACGGAAGCGAGGGCGATAGATAAGCACATCCTTCGCCTCTGGCACCGCGTCCTTGAGCGCTTTACGTGATACATAATCGACGCCGTTGCGCTGTGTTACGGCAAGCCCTAGTGAATCGAAGAATGTCGAGATAAACAGCTTCAAATCGCCGCTGCCACCCTCGTAACGAAACGACACCAACCGTTGGTCACCTAAAACTTCTGGATCAATCACGTATGCGCCTATCAAAGCTTCGGAGTAGATCAACTGAACGACCTGAGAAACGTTTATTCCACGAAAATCAAAACGAGGTCCATCATCCTTCACCTTATCCTCAGCGCAAGCGGAAAACGAAACGACCAAGCACAGCGACAGAATCAGCTTTCTCATTTTTTTACCTCGCCTGCTGTCGGGTGAATTATCGGTGCGGGACCAGGCGCTGAGGAAAACACGCCAGTTTTCGGCATAGGCGCACCCGACCAAACCGTAACCCGCAAGCCGTCAACCTCACCAATCTGCGCATATCCGGAGTTTTGAAACATCGAAGGTGAATCGATGCGCACGACCCCAGTGCCATTGATGAGCACCACCCATTGCTTACCCTGAGCGTAATAGCTTCCGCTTATCCGCCAAGACTCACTAAACGAGGGCGCAGGCGGTCGAGAAGGAACAACGGGCATATTCTGACCGCTCGGTATTGCGGAAGCCCCTGAGGCGGTTTTAATAGGTTTACCATCCTTGCCCAGTTCAGATGGATGAAAGAACTTCCATGTGTTGTAAAAAAACATGGCACCACCCACAATTAGCAGTGCCAGCATGAACCACAATTTCTTGTTGGTGAAAATGTTCTGCCGCCGATCCGCGTTCACCATAACGCCTTCTGCGCCGCCCTTGAAACTCGAATACAGCGGAAAAATTTCTTTCCGATACTTGCGTGTCCACGACCCAATCAGGTTTGCCTTCACCATCTTGTTTCCTTCCCACATATTCAAGCTATATGTGTTGGCAAGGCCAAGGGCAACCTTCTTGTGAGTGCGAAAGCTAAACGCAACAACGTTTTTCAGAAATCGATGAAGAGTTCCCATATCCTGAATCATCAGCACCAAGTCACATGCTACTCGCGTGGTCTCATGCGTGAAATGGCCGTGTTCGAGGAAGAATGATTGGTGGTTCTTGTGGAGTTTCATCCCGTGTCCCCAAAACCGCCACGCTTCATCGATGCACACCAAATCGCCAGGCTGAACTATCGTGTCTGTATGTGCATCCTTTTGGTCGTCGTAATAGGGGAAGAAGTTCTCCAAGAACACTTGCGCGTTACTGACATGAATGATGTTTCCATACTGGCTTGAATCATCGGGATACTTTTTTTTCAGATACTCATAAATCTTATTTTCAGAAATTCCGTCCACGTTGGTAACCACACGCCGACCGCTTCGCACGGCGGGGACGATAACCTCGGACACCACTTCATAGCTTTTTCCTGATCGCATCAGCCCTGTGTACACGTTGATTGGTGCAGCCAACGCAAACAGAGATAACGCTGACCAATCGATGACAGACAACGTCGAGAAAATTAGTTGGTTCATGTTCTACCCAATGATCGGCAAGCGACGAATGATGAAACGTGTCACATACGAAGTAAGCAACACCGAAATACCGGCTGAGACATTGAACAGATCAAGGAAGTACCAGACCGCCGAAGGTACGCCGCCCAAGGTGATATTCAATGCCGACGCATCAGGAAGCATCGTGCCGACAATTTGCATGAATTCTGTTGTCACGAAAAACAACCCGAAGAAGAGGACAAACTTCACCATGAAAGAGCGGAACACGAAGCCGAGTACCGCATTGAACGCTGATAGGAGAATTCCGAACATGCGTGATCCTTACGCTCCGAGGACGATAAATAACCCGACAATGACCCACACGAATGCCATCACGGCGTAGAGAGTTGGTCGAACACCATCCAGCAAGCCACAGTGAGCATCGAGGATGATCGATCTGTTAAACAGATTCATTGACGGCTTTGGGCACTCTGCCGCATGAGCCGGCACCGCATATCCTCGGAAACTCGGGAACAGCGAAATGAGGGGGCCTAAGATCATCTGCGCAGTCGGCACATTCTCCAGTGCAGGACTTCCGATATTTGGGTAGGGGCCTAGGTCAACCGACGTTCCCGACGTGGGGTTCGAGGTCGGATTGGGAGTTGGATTGGTAACAACTGGAGCCAAATCGGGCGAAATCGGCACTGACGGCGTACCAGGCGCATTAGGCGTCGTGTGCAACAAGTCGTTCCATGTCGGCATTGGTGACGTGTTTTGCGCACGAATTGCAGCAATATCAGCTGGCGTAATCGGATCAGTAACGCTGTACGGCAACCCATCATATCCAGGCTTCGAAGCCGCTTTCTGCCATAGGCGATTTGCCATCTGAGCAGTCAACACATCCGGCACCGGTTCTGCGAGCATGCTTGGTGTAATTGCCGTATTGATGTTGGCGAGCGTTCCTGTATACGCCTGACCAAACGGTGACTGCCAAGCTGGATTTGGGTCAACGTAAATTTCACCGCCGAAGTAAGCACGCTCACCATCACCGTTGACTGGAATACCCCAAATAGAGTCATCAACACTGTCGTAGGGATTTGTATCTGGTGTCTGCAGCTTTTCGTAATAAATGTGATAACCAAGCTTCCACTGACATGCACCGGGATCGCCGACACAACCTGGGGTAGGAACAAAAATGGTTGTCCAGGTCATGAACCAGTTGCGGTGCTGGAATGGCCTATTCGACTCATATGCAAGCTTTGCCTGCGCCGCCTTGTATAAGACCTCAATCAACGTGTCACCCGCCACTGCCTGAAATCCCGGCGATTGATGATGGAGCTGATGGGAGATATAGCGCTTTGTCGTAGGCACTGACGGCCAAACGATACAACCCGCATCAGTCTGAGGAATACACGCACCAAACGGCGTTCTGTAGAAATCTGGATAGGCCAGTGGAGCGCCTTTTGTCGGCGATGGAACGCCCACTGCTGGAGGGATTGACGGGACAGGAACCGGTCCGGGTTCCGGCGCTGGCTGTGGCTGCGGATTCGAGACGGGGTCATAGCCAGGTGTCGCCAGTACCAACGCCTGCGGGACCGGTTCACCATTCGGCATAGCTTCAGGAGCACTTTTTTGACTCAGCTCATATGCTCCCCATGCGAGTGCGCCGACTGCGGCAACAGCGCCGACGCCCAGTGCCACGGTGAGCCATACCGGCGCGCCGGCAACCGCCGCAATTGTCGTTACAGCAGCGTGTGCATACATCGCATCATTCGCTGCCGTACCGACATAGTTCATTGTCCTGGCGAACGCTGCGTCATTCGCCGCATACTGAACGCCACGGCGCTCAAGGTTAGCCACAATGGCCTTGCCAACCGTCTTGTTGATAACGTAATTCGCCACCGGCAAAGCTTGAGCATAAGTGTGCTGCTGTTGCACCAGCATGAGCGACAACACAACCAGTATCAGTGCCTTTTTCAGCAAAAGGATTTTAAAAGCCTTTTTCATACGATGAATCCGACGAAACGCAGGAGCATCACGAGGCCAACCGGCAATGCGAAAAAGAGAGCTACGAACAGGATATTGATTGCAACCGCTACGCCGTTCTTATATAGCCACCAAAATGGGATCAATGGCGCGAAGGCTATATTTTGAAGCCAATCCCATTCGTCGCTGTTGTACGAGCGGTAAAGCAACGCACCGAGCAGTAAGAGCACAATTGCGACCATGACTTGATCGAAGGTATAAGGAGGAAGAATGTTCATGGTCAGCCCTTCAGCCCTTCGATCACCGCCCATGCAGAAATCAGGCCCCATAAGAAAATTCCGAAGTACCAAAGCTGATTTATCGTCATGTCATCCCCTTGATATGGAAGAAAAAGGGGGCGCAGAAGCACCCCCGAGAGCGATGCTATGAGCCGGGTTACTTTTTGAGCATAGCGAGGCCAATTTGTGCGCCCTTGACAGCGACGTACACGACAGCCAACAGGCCAGCAATCGAAAGAACGGCAGTGGTTACGGTGCCGAAATCCACAGCACCGGTAAGTCCGGCCATGTCCGGACCTGCGGCCATCGCCCCAGTTGCAGTAACCAGCGCGCCAACTGCAGCCAAGCCACGTTGAATGTTTTTATTCATGTTTAAAACTCCCTATAAAGTTTCCCGAAAACCGTCGGGCCGGTTTGTTACCCTTTGATGCGATTCAAGACGATGCCTGCCGACTTGCTTACCAGGTAGAGGCCGACGACAAACGTGAATCCCATGGACCAGATTCCTGCCGCAGTCGCGTAATCAAATGGCGCGTTTTGCGCTTCGATGTTGGCGGCTTGCGACGGGTCGATGATGTAGCCTTGGACGGTCGTAATTGCCATCCCCGAGGGGCACGGTGCCTGCGCGAACGCTGAAGGCACGCACACGATGATGGTTTGCACCGCGCCGGTTGGCATTACGAGCCCTTCTTGTCCTGATCTTTGGCAGACTGGAGCGGTTTGATCGCTGTCACTACTTTACTGGTGTCTTTTCCGTTACTTTTCTCGATCATCGAGATCTCCGCAATAAACGGAAACGGGTTGTGCTTGATTTGCTCAATGAGCTTGGAACCTTCGCACTTGAGTTCATTGGTGCAGGTCCCCCAGGACGTCTCGCCTTTCAGTTCAACGTCAACGAACAGCTTTCCACTGTCGATGTCTTTTCCTTCGAGATTCCCACGAAAAAATTTCGCGCCGCGCACGGTAACTCTTGCAATCATTTCCATTTCTATAGCTCCTAAAATCAGACTGGTGCATGCGTCTGTGACACGCCACCGGCGACAGTGGATTTTTCTAATCTCATCGGTACACCTTTTATGTGAATCGATTCAAAAAGCGCCTGGTAATCGAAGTTGGTTTCTGAAGCCAATTGGTAGATCGTTTTTCCGTATGAAGCCTTGAGATAGTGATTCAAGCGCTTCAGCACGATGTTTCTCTCTTCTGTGGCAATCTCCTTTTTGTTTGTGAATACTTTTTGAGGGAGTGAATCAACAAGCGTTTCCAATGCCAGGAACCCCCCGGCGAAGTACTTGGTTGGATTCAGTACGATGTCATGCGGTATAACGCGATCACGATTCCCAAATCGAATTTCAATTCGCACCCACTCGCTATCGGGATTGCCGAGCTGCCGGCCCTTTTCATAGATGCAAAGCTCTTTTCCATTGGCCTTTTTCCCAAGGTAAAGCGTCTTTCCACCCGAATCGGAACGATGCGAATTTCCGGATTCTGTATAGCGCCTTGATGGAATGCGACCACCGCAGTTGAATTCACCACGAAAATACATTTCATCAAACTGCTCAACCGTGAATCCCTCCAGGAGATCGAGCGCAGTATCAGCGCGTGTGATGCGCGCATCGAGGTCTTGTAATGATGCATATACCGCTTGCCAGTCTTCGACCAACGAACAACCCAGCCCGGACATATCAAGGCACATGGTGTTCCCTGCCGTGTTTCCGCCCATGGCGATGATCGCGACGCGAATCATTTCTCCGTTCGCCCAGATCAGCACGTCTTGGCTAGTGTCGTATCCGAAAATGCCTTTGTCCGCGTGCTTGAAATTCACCGGCACTGGAAACCACAAGCGCATATATTTCTTCAGGTCTTCGAGTGCTCCGCTAATAGTCCCTGTCGGCAAAAAGGTAAACCGCAGATAATCGATAATCGCGCCCTTGGCTGAGGTACTTTCCCCCCGTATTACAGTACGGGGGGAGCCGCCTGCGGCGGCGCTACGCTCCGTCCTCGCTTCGCTGCGGGCGGACGTTTCGCCGCCTTGAGCGAGTCGGGCGGCAAAACCGTTCAATGCTTCCTGATTGGCTGCGGTCGCTGCGGATTGCTTTGCTTTAATGCGGGAGATCGTCATAGGTCCGGCGAGATTATTTTTCGTTACGCGTAACGAAATTGAGGAAATTGAATTTTTGGCGCTGCCTATATTCCCTCTGGCGCTGCGCGGGTGTTTTGGGATGCGGTATTGGAGGTCGGCCACGACGCGGTTTTTCGAATGCGTCTACGGTGTATTTGTCGGATGCCTGCTTCATTACTCGAACTCTTTCGCCAGGCAGCGATTTTGAAGAAGTGCAATATTGATAAGACTGTATTTGCCGATAGAGACGCAGGGCACCAAACCTTTGTTGCACCACCCAGTGATAACGCCAATAGGCAGTCCGCACATATCCGCGAAACGTTCGCGAGTTACTAACGGCGCTGCATAGTTAGGCAACGGCGGGGTGACAATCGACTGAGAACCATCCACAATATCAAACCTCAAATATGACATTAGCCCTTTTTGAGCATTTGTCCTAAATAAGGACAAATGCTCTTTTTAGGCATTAGACCTTTGTTAGGACACTATGTCAACAACAATTGAAGATCGTGTAATCCTTTTGCTGCGGGATAAGGCTGGAGAGCTGGAGTCAGCTGGCAAAAAAGGAATGGTTGATAGGATCAAATCGGCATTTGCCAGCGAACCGCCCCGCGAAGTATTTGGCGGGCATGGCTTTTGGGAGAGGCTGGGCGACTATACGGGGATTAACTCTAAACGTTGGCGCAAGGTGTATGCGCGGGACCAGCGGATAACCTCAGATATGCTTGAGGCACTCGCTCAGCTCTACCCCGATTACGCGTTTTGGCTAGTTACCGGCATCACTGATGCAACCAATGGGCATATCGCGCCTGATACGGCGCAAGCATTCCCAGAGCGGATTTATCAAGAGTCACACGGAAGCCATCAGTACTTTAGAAAAAGCCTGGACTTGGCACGCAAGCTATATAAAGAAGCCCACGTGAACCTAAGCGATGACAAGGAACGGATGTATGCAGCTGAACGAACACGCCCGCTTGCGCACTGGTGGGACAGCCCCCTATGCGATACAGCCTATCGCATAGCATCTTCTGAGGAATACCAGTACCTGAAGGAACTTTGGAATGCTCGCGAGGAAGAGCGCGAGAGACATCTTCGGTATATCAGAGAACCTGACAATCGCCCGTGGGTTATTGCCCGCAAAAAGGCCGAATCTGAAGGTGCTGAAATAACACCTTTTATGGGAATTGATTCGAGAACCAACCATCAAGATCGCTGGGATTTGTTTTATCAACCAGTGAACGTACAGCAGACGAAATTCGCTCGACGTGTGCTAAACATCTCACCTCGCGAATTGGTAGACGACGATATGAACGAAATTGCCGCCATGTCATTTTCCGAAGTTAATGAATATTTACGTTATCACAGCATAGACACCGAGGAAGTATTCGAGCTCAAGGGAGGGTTTATTCGGTACGGAGATAAGGGACTACTACCTGAAGAAGTTGAGCGATTTAAACAACTGGTAATGAAATATAGGAAGACGTAGCGGTGACAATAAAACCAGTTAAGACCGGCTGGCAAGTCAATATTCAGCCTGGCGGCAGAAGCGGCAAGAGAGTCAAAAAGACATTTCCGACGAAAGCGGAGGCACTAGCGTGGGAGAGACACGTTCAAGCCAAAGTCCAGGAATCCCCTGAGTGGGCACCACAGAAGAAAGACAGTCGTCGATTGTCCGATTTGGTGGACCTTTGGTACCAGCACCACGGCTCCGGGCTAAAGGATGGCGAAGGACGAAAACGCATTTTGTTGGCGATGTGCGTAGCAATGGAAAATCCGCGTGCAGATCTATTCACGCCAGACCAATTTGCCGAATACCGAATGAAGCGACTCGCCGCAGGTATTACCGCTAATACGATGAATCGAGAGCAGGCTTATCTTCGAGCCGTGTTTAACGAAACAATCCGACTCGGTCATTGGAAGAAGGAAAATCCGCTGAAGAAGCTACGAGCTTTCAAAATTCAGGAGCGGGAACTGTCGTATCTGGCGCCGGAGCAAATTGTCAGCCTTTTGGAAAGACTCGCCAAATCAAAGAACAAGCACGTTGCATTGATCGCCAAGGTATGCCTCGCAACTGGTGCACGCTGGGGCGAGGCCGAAGGATTGCGTGCGTCACAGATTCGAAATGGTGTGATTCAGTTCGTACAGACAAAGTCGAGTAAGGCGCGAGCTGTGCCAATCACAGAACAACTTGAAGCGGCACTCAAAGCGCACCATGAAGAACATAGTGATAGTGAGAGAGTGTTTGCAACGGCTTATTCTGCATTCAGGGAGGGTATCAACCAAGCCAAACTCAAAATGTCAGATGGCCAGTTGACCCACATCTTGCGGCACACCTTTTCCAGTCACTTTATGATGAACGGCGGGAATATCTTGGCATTGCAAAAGGTCTTGGGGCATCACAGCCTTACAATGACCATGCGGTATGCTCATCTTTCACCCGAGCATTTGCAAGAGACCAGACAGCTAAACCCGCTCGCACGACTAAATCTCGGTTGA